GGCATCGATTCCCCGGTCTGGATCCACATCCAAACATTACCATGAAACAAAAACTTGATCCGGTCCCATATACCCATTTTCCAGCAAGACAGGCAACTCTCCCCATCGGTCCAGACTGGGACGCCTTTCGCCTCACGAACATGAGAGGGCAATTTCAATACTTTGATATGCCCGTAAAAATGGACAGGTCTAAAAGGCATTACCGCGTACCTCTCTCGTATACCCTGATGATGCTCGTCCGGCCGTCATACTTCCGGGATCCTGTCGTCCTCGTAAGCTCTGAGAGGACTCTCCAGTCCCCGAGCTTGCCGAACACGTTGTTCTCAAACTGGAATTGCATTTGAGTATTTCCCGTCCCCGTGACCGTGGCGACGTGTTCGGTCTCTACCCCGTCGGGATCAATCAAGACGATATTAGTCCCCGAGGTATCGGTCGACATGTCGGGATTTTTACACTCCAGAGTGAGGAGGACCGGCTGATTCAGATAGACAAAAATCTCCTGATCGACGTTGCTGTCCTCGAAATCCGAGAGATCAATTTCCTTTAGGTGATGTCGGTTTCTGTTCATGAGTCAGCCTCTATCGTTGATTTGAGGGTCACAGCCTCGGTTATCGTCGATTTCAGGGTCGCGGACTGGACGATCGTTGATTTGAGGGTCACAGCCTCGACGATTGTCGATTTGAGAGTCAATTTAACGATTCCCAAAGCGACGACGAATTCGTCCTTAGGCTGGAAAGTCGTCCGCTTTCCCGGGGTCCCTAAAACAGATAGTCGAGTCGTTGCCATAGTTACACGTAAATAGAAGTTAATAAGTGAACTTACATGTATTTCTACATGTATTTATACAATTATAAATTCGTCCGTTGCCGACGGGTTTCCATTGACCGCGACGAACGTCAGGACCTTTGTCGTCCCGTCATAGTCGGAGATTTCGGTCGCCTGATCCTTGAGGACTCCCGAGGTCCAAATCAAAACGCGGTCGTTATACTGATCGTTCCGGGTCTCGGTTAAGTCCGTGCTCATTTGAGTCGTCGAAAGAGTGCCGGCGATCGCTGCCCCCTCTACGATCGTATTAGCCGATTTAGCGAGTTTGACAGCCGCCGTCGTGCTGTTGTTAATGGCGCCGACGTTCGAGTCCATCTTTCCGCCTACAAGAGCGGATGGGAGACGTCCCTCGATAAGGTCAATTTGATTTGCCGCTTTGCCGGCGGTCGCCGCGTCGAGCTCTGAGAGCCTCGCCTCGGTCAAAGATGCACCCGGGAAGGGGGTCGAATCTGAAAGGATCGCGTCGCGCACTGCGTTAGCGTCGTGCGTCGATCGGTTCTCAATCTCTTCAATCACGGATCCAGCGACCCCCGCTCCGGCGTCCGTCAAAGCGATCTTGTCGGCTTCCGTCTTGATCAAATCAACTTGATTCGCCATTTTGCCGGATGTGGCCGCGTCAAGCTCGGACAAACGAGCCTCAGTCAACGACGCCCCGGGAAAGGGGGTACTGTCAGAAAGAATTGCATCTCGGACGGCGTTCGCGTCATGGGTTGAGCGATTTTCGATCTCCTCGATAACGGATCCGGCAACTCCGGCCCCGGCATCAGTCAGGGCGATTTTATCGGCCTCAGTCTTGATAAGATCGATTTGATTCGCGGCCTTTCCTGAGGTTGCGGCGTCCAGCTCGGAAAGTCTCGCCTCAGTAATGGAGGCGCCCGGGAATCGGGTCGCATCACTGACGACCGAGTCTCGGATCGTGTCGGTCGGATCTGCCCCCTCAATCTCGAGAGTGTTCACGTCAATCTGAGCGGCATCAGCGACCGCCGGCGCCGCCTGAGTCCCGTCCAAGTTAAGACGGTAACGAATTTGATTTTTCTCGGCCGTTGTCCAGTCGGAACCCCCTCCGCCTCCGGGCCCGTTTTCGAGGGCTGTCGTCGTGAATTGAGTTACGCCTGACCCGTTGTTCTGAACGATCTCGTTCGCCCATGCCGTCGCGACGCCCGGGGGAGAGGCCGGGTCATAATCGGCATTAAAGAAGTGATCGAGATGTAAGGCGACTAAGGCGTCATTGACCTCGGCCTCGATCGCGGTCTCGCCTGATGTGGTCAGGGCGTCAACGGTCACGGCTCCCGATGAGAGATCGATCTCGCCGGCGGCGGTTCCTGAGACAACCCGAACCCGTCCGTTCGCATCGGTATCGAGGGCGTAAGCTCCCCCGGTTATAGCGTCCCGGATCGAGTTGATTGCGGCCGTATCGAGCGAAACGACGTTCGTATCACTATCGTCATTAACAACGACCTGAACGCGGTCTCCTGAGGCGATTGTGAACTGAGCTCCGGCCTCGAGGGTCAAGGTAAGGGTCCCCCCGTCCCAGTCGGAAACGATCGCCGTACCTTTTCGGGATCCGTCGACGTTGTCTGTGAAAATAGCGAAATGACCGTTCAGGACGTCGTCCTCTTGCGGACCCGCGTCCAATATCAGCGAGGTCTGAGTCGTTGCTGTATCGACCTGAGTATTCGCCAAAACGTCGGCCGAGGTATTGTAAATTTGGTCATAGGTGAACGTCCCCGTCGCGTCGCACAATTCATAAGTGACGCTGTTGATCGTTACCGATATCGATTTCCAATGGAGACGAATCGTATCGCCCTCGGCGAATCCATCGACAGCCGGATCAAACGCCCTTTGTAAATAGATTTGACCGGCCTGTTCTGAAAGGGCTGAGTCGGTCGTCACGGCGATATAGGTTCCGGTCCCTGAGACCTTCCGGGCGATTGAAACGGTCCCCGGGGTGATCTCGGCCGTTGTGGGGAGGTCCCCGAATAGATCAGTTATTCGCCAGCCGATACGGAAAAGGCCTGTCGACGGGTCGATCTGAGTTTCCATCCGGGTAAAAATGATTGCGTGAAGATTATCACGTATCGCATTGAGAGCCGAGGTCGCGAAAACGTCATCGGTGAACGCATCGGTCGCGAAATGTTCGGCCGCGAAAGCGTCGTCGGCGATCGCTGAGGCCGTTATCACATCAGCGGCAAAGGCGCCGACGTATGAGTCGACCCGGCCGCTCTGTAAGGCGTTGGGAGCGGTTCCGAGCCATTGAGCGACGTCAGTCTCGAGCTTGTCGGATCCCGCGTAAGAGTCATACACATTTGCCGGCACGACGAGAAAGGTCTCCCAAACCGGGAGAGCTCCGGTCTTGTGAATCTGAACCGTTAGCGGTCCGAGAGTGCCAGTATCGGCGACCGTCAGGGGGCATTGATACCAGCCGTCCGAATCGTGAGTCGTGGTCGGAGATGTTGCTGAGGTTTGGGCGAATGCGCCTCCGTTCTTGCTGATCTGTATATCAGCCTGAACAAGAGATAAGGCGGTTTCGGCCGTCTTGCCGTCGTCCTCGTCAATAAAGGGACCGATTCGGAAAGTAAAGGCGGTCGATTGCTTGAGTAGCTTCATACGGCTCTCCGTCTGTTCATATAATGCCGCTGTTTGGCCGGAACATTGTTCCCTCCCGCCGCCTCAGCGATAGAGTAAATATTCCACCATGTATTAACATTAGCCGACCCGCCTTGAATATCGATATCGCCGTCAGGATTACAACGCAGCGGGAGCCAAGTTTTCGAGACTTCGCCGGATACCTCCGTATTTCCGTCGTCGGTTCTTATCGAAAGAGTATCACCGCCGCCGCCGGCTTTCTCGGTCTCGAGGATTGTCCCGAGAGCGTTCGTATTTATCGAGCGGGTCGTCCAATTTCCATCCGTTACGGAGATATCGGTTCCGTTTGCCGAGTCGGTCGTCCAGTCGTTTGTTAGATACCCGAGTATTTTGAAATCAAGAACGGTCGACGAGATATACATATCCATTAGTTCGCCGGTTTGCAGCGGGATCAATACTCCGGTTCCTCGTCCGACGTTATCCTGAATCTCGGTCGTTCCATCGCCGGCCCGGGCGCCGAACGTGTTTGTCGAATCAGTCGTCGGATATGCCAAGGCGATCAAATGAGTCGCGCCGGCCGCAGTTTCAGCCGTGACGTCGATTCCCTCGATCCATGAACCCGTAGTCGTTTGACTCTTATCCTTGCCATTTGCAAAGAACACGGCGTTCGGACCAAAGAAAAATGACGTATAGAAATCGACCTCACTCCAGTCCTCACAATAGAATTCCATTTCGTCGTTGCCGTCGATCCCGCAAAAATAGCCGACCATGAACTCGGCGAGTAAGGTGAACTTGAAATCGTCCGGCGTTCCCGCCCCCTTCATCCTCCAGCCGATTTCGAGATCCGTCGTCGTCGATTTGTTCTTGATTATCCCCGCGACTCCGGTTCCGTTTGCCGGCCAAGATGCGTGAGCTCCGGCGTCAAAGGTCTCGTATTGAGCGTCCGTCGGCGCCGTGAACGTGATAGTCTCGGGGTTTGTCAACCAAGTCGCCATTAATTATCCTCGTTGCCCTCTTGAGGTTCCGCCGGAGAGGGAGGCGTCGCCGTGGCCGCCTGTCCGATCGCGTTAAATATGCCTGTTGTTCTCGCTGTCAGGCGTCGATTTACGTCACGATTTTCCTCGATCTTTTTCTCGGCCTCGGCCCGGGTCATTCCCGGGAATCGTTGCATTAGCCAGTCTATCGGGGTCGACAAGTTGTATTTGAGGTCCTCCTCGCGTTCCCGGGAGACTTCATCGATCGATTTTGGAAATTCCGGTTTGACGAACTCCGTCTCGAGAGATGCCCCCTCCGGTATTTCGTATTCGCTGAGGCCATGGACCCGGGACATTTCTCGCAAAATAGCAAGGTGATCCTGTTCGAGCGGACGATAATGATCGAGGTCGTCCTCACGGGCCTCCAGTAAATCGAGGTTGCTCACGACAAGAGCGAAACCGCTCATCGGGTTCCCTGACTCCCGGAAATTGGCTTTCATTCCCCAGTTTGCAAGCTCGATATTTAGCCACCGCTCAATAAACTCCATTGTTTCGACAAGGGAGGGGGAAAAATTGATCGCCCCGATCTCGTCGTCTTTCTCGAGCTGGATCACTTCCGTATGGCCGACCTTGAGTTGAGGCTGTCCTTTGTCGTTTTTCGGGAGCTTCTCGGTATTGCGGATTTTGCTCCATAGCTGAGAGAACGATTGAAACCGGATCCCGTGGAGGGCCGCATAAATAGCGAGGATAAGGTTCTGATTTACCTCGACTAATGACTTTGCGCCTGTCGTCCAATAAAAATCGATATCGGGCGTACTATAGTCGACGATCGGCATTCGGCCGTAAGGATTGATCCCGTCAGGGAATGCCGGGTCATAGCTGACGACCCCGGCCTTGTTAATGAAAAAGTATTCGTCGTCTGATATACAGAGAAATATCGGATCCGACACTTTCTTTCCGTTCGCCTGAGGGGGCATCGGGATTTTATACCCGATCGGATAGATTTCATTGTCGGCCGAGAATATGGGCTCGTATTTGTCCTCGATATACCAGAGAAAGCCGCGTTCCTCGTTCCACGTCCAGCGAAAGAGGAGATTGTTCAGGAGGTTTTTGTGACGCTCGGCCTGTTTGAGCATAACCTGAAAGGCGGGATTGTCACTCGTAAAAGCGTTGAATCCGTCGTCCTTTATCGGGTTTCCGCTTTGATCCAATAGGACCCGAGTCGGCTGTTTCTTATAGACGAGTGATCGCTTATCGATGACCCGTTTCGTCAGCCTCGAGGACATGAAAGGCAACATCCGTTTTTCAGCAAACCCATATTGAGCGAAATACGAGGCTTTCGATTGCTGATTGTCCTGATAAAAGTCGAGCATCTTATCCCGGAGCTCAATTCGTTCTTTCCGTGCTTTCTCCCTCGCCGAGAGGATGCTCTCTAATACGAGTTGCCTCGCGACTGATTCAAATAGATCGGGCATCGGTTCAATTCTCCTCTATGCTCTTGCAATGACCCCGGCGTGAGCCGTGGAAACTTTGTATAGGTAGGACATCGGGTATCCGAGGGCGTCGGACGAGTGCGTCCGTTCCTTGTCGGATTTATCAAGCTCCCCGGATTGATCCATGACAACTTGTTCGAGGTCCTCCGTGAGGTCTGGACAGGCCTCCGTATCGATCGTCAATATATTGTGACTGAAACAGCGGTTCATTGAGGCGAGACGGTCCCGGATAAATGGATTCTTATCATCGGCGTATACATCAAACTCGGGATGAGAGCGGATGATCTCGAGGTCCGACTGACTGGCGTTCGTGCTCCTGTTCTTGCCGGAGGCATCAGGATAAACGCGGAATGCCCAGTTCGGATATTTACGGAGGATTTTCTCGCACATTTTCGGAGTGTTGGCGTTCCCCCTCAGGACGATCTCGTCGAACACATGGACGCGGCGCCGCTTAGGATTATGAACGAAAAGCTCACAGACCATTTTACCGACGTTGAAATCCCATCCGACCCCAATATACGGATACTTTTTGATAACCTTGGCCGACACTCGCTGATTGTGGCGATCGCGATCGAAAGAGTAATAAGCGGCCATACCGTTAATATTGACAAATTCGGCGTTAATATACTGATCGACGAGGACCGGGTCATATTGATCGTAAAGGCTCGCGATATAGTCAGGGGGTAAGAACGGATTGTCGGTCGTTCTCGCTCGTATGAGGGGGCCGATTTTCTTCTTATGGAATAGCTGATACGTTTCCCGGAATCCCTCAGGCGTCGTCGATATTGCGATCGTCGTTCCCTCGCCGGATCTCAGGCGGCCGAGACACTTCCTCCATAAGATTTTCTGTTTACCGGGTTTGATTATGTCAAATTCATCGATGATAATATCAGTCGCCTCGAACCCGACGATATTTTCCGGCCGGTCCCCGCTACGGAACCAGATTTCCCCCTGCAATCCTCCAGAGTCGACGAGGATTTTCCGCTGACCCTGTCCTCCGACAGTGCGATGATTGATCCGGTATTTTGAAAAGAGGGTTTGAAAATCAGGGAGGTTTATATCTTCGATCATGCCGTTCGTCGGCGAGATCATGCAAACGAGAGCCCGCTCCCGTTGCTTGAGGAGTTGCATCGCCCGGTATACGTCGGCCTCCGACTTACCGGATCCGAACCCCCCGAGAATGCCGATATACTTGTCTGACGTGTTGGCGGCGAATTGTAGCTGATGGGGAAGGACCTTTAATTTTGCCCTGACGTCAATTTTTAGGAATCTCCTCGAATTCAAAGTCGACTGTTTTCGGAGCTCGATCGTCGACAAAGTCTTTGTGTACGGACTGCCAGCGGGAGGAGCGATTAACAAGGAAAAAGATAATAGCAGTATCAGACGGAGCCCGCCATTTAGTAACGGTGCGAGTCTCAGTCCGAATGACTTTATCCCCTTCCTTGATTTCCTTGACGTAAACCTCATGAATTTCCTCGCCGAGAACTTTTCTCATGAGGGCGTTTTCTGCCCTGTCGATATTAAAGTCACCTTGATCGGCTTCCCCCTTCACGATCTCGTCGTCGAACTTATGACGATGACGCCTCCACGTCGAATAAGAGATGTTAAGGGCCTTTGCGATTTGCTTCTCAGATAAGCCTTTTTGCTTACACTGGAAAACGATCAATCGCGCCTGTTCAGTGACTTCGAATTTTTTGTGACGGGGCATCTCTCCAGATTCCTCGCTGCCCCCTCCGGGGCGTAAAAACGAAAGGTCAAGGAAACACTCACAGAGAGAGCTCCCCTGACCTTTGTCGATGATGGTTCAAAGCAATCCCTTAATAATAATATATACGGGAGGCCTCGAAATCAAAATGCTGAAAATCATTTGTTCATCGTTCGGTGATTTAAATCAACTGCGAAATCCTCATCGCTTTCTTGAGAGGTATCCCGGAATTGAACATTTTTTCGACAAGTTCGAGGTCTATCGCGAGCGTTGTAAAATACTTATCGTTGTTTATTCCGGGCTCTGGATAAACCTGATCGCGGCTCGTTCGGTTCTCATGTTGTAATTTTAAATTCGATCTCTTGAGGGCCGCGATCGCCTCGTTCAGTTTCTTCTCGCGGATACCGGCGTCGAGCAACTGACGGACCGTTCTCTGAACATACTCGGGGATTTGACCGACGGTCACGGATTCGTCGAGCATCAGGATCGAGGCGATTTTCTTGAGGACTAAGGGGGTATTCGATCGCTTAAATACGTCGAGTTGTCGGTCGAGATCGCCGTTCAATTGGATCTGTGCCTCGAGCTCCCGCTGTACTTCGTGGATCTTGGCCGCCTGTTCGGTATTCTTTTGGTGTAACTCGTTTTTTCTCCTGACGATACGTCGGACGTAAGTCGGGAGCTTGTTCCGGTTTGGATATGAGGATCCCCCGAGCTCGGTCATCGCCCCGTCGACGAGGTCGGAGTCCTTGGTCCGATCGGCGTTCAGGAGTTCCGCCAGGCGGATTTTTAACAGGTCATAGGGCTCCTCGTCCGTCACTTCTTGGGCAGGGGGTATAAATTCATGGGCGATTGAATACAGGAGATGGTTTAAATATTTGTTTTCGACCTCGAGGCGAATCAGCAATGATTCGGCGTCCTCGACAAGATTGATCTGATCCCCTTTCATTGCGTGAGCATTTATTTTTAGATGCCGCTCGAGAGTAACCTCCCATTGCTTGAATATTGCGAGTAACTTGTGATTGTATTCACGGAGCTTTTTGTTCGCCTGTTCATACGACTTTTTCCCGTCAATGACTTCTTTGATAACTCCCGGCATCAGGTCATACGGGGGCCCCTGAGTCAGTTTCACCTTGCTATCGAAAAGGCCGGCGATACGGTCGAGGACGTCCTCATATTGAGCGTAAAAGGCATGTGAGGATTTCCGGGTATGCTTATTATCTTCACGCTGATCCTTGATCGCTTCGACGGCTGTTCTCAACAGTTCATTGATAGGGGGCATAACGTCCCCGGACTCATCTCTCGGCTTTACGAGCTCCCAAAGTGCGGCAAGTTCAACTCTGATTTCCTGAGCTTGCTGTTTCTGCTTATCTGACATGACTTTCTCCCTGATTAATAGCTGATTAAGTGAAATTTAACTGCAAATTAAGTGTCGACCCGGGCGGCTTATTCTTGAGTTTCAATGAATTTGAACCGGGCGATCTCGCCTTTCATCTCGACGACGCTGAAATCATATACCCATACCCAAGGATTCGGAACCGCGAAACTCGGTTTTCCCCTCCGCTTTCCGAGATAGTGATAATTCATTCCGGTATGGGCTGGCACATCAAACCGAACGTCGTCGCATTCTTTGACGGCGTCCTCAATCGTCCAAGGATACGAAACGAACTCACGGATCTCGCGAACATTGTCCGACGATCGGCCGTAAATCGCTTTCGGCTTTCGATTTATCCCGTTCCATATTTCACGATATCGGTCGACGAGCATTTTATCAATTGAGGAATCGAGGGCCTCCTCCTCGGTCGGCATAGCTGCCCCCTCCCTGACGCAATCCCGGGGGGATATATCGATCAACCGTTCCGGCCATACCCGATTGATTTTGAGCAAGGTCCGGGCGTGTTTCTTTTTCATGAACAAGGACGGGGTCCATTTGATCGGCTGACCTCCGAAATCGGTTCGGGTTTGCCAGTCCGACCAATAATAAACGAATTCGGCGTCTTGTCCGGGCTCGACGAATGTCGTCTCTTTCATCCAAAGATAATCGCCCTCAACCCCGAGAGGGGGCAAAGGATTTAATCCGGGGTCCGTAGAATGAAACGTGATTTTCTTCGTTTTCATGTCGACGAAAGACGGCTGAGGCTTAATTACGCGGCGTGTTTGGGTCTTGAGGCCTGATCTCACAAGGGACTGATTCTCCCGAGTGAAAAGGACAGGCCTCGACTTTGGCTGATCCTTTTTCATTACATTCTCCCTTTTTAATGCGTGTTCAGTTTGGTCTATTTGGTCGCGAGGACCAAACCGCCAAGGACTAAACAGGCAATCACGATACAAACTATTAAGAACATGGCTTTCTCCTCATCATCGATTAAGGGTTTGCTTTATGGGCCTCCTGACATCCGTTTCCGAGGTTCTTTCAAGTTAGTCATGATGGATTTTAGAGACAAAGTCAGATCAATTTCGATCTTTGGCTCTACTCCGAACAGGCTCGCGGTCAAAAAAACGAGCTTACCTCCGTCTGATTCGTCGATTATGGCGAGTTTCAAGTCATCATTACAGGCGAACCCGTAAAGATACCGGATATTCTTCCCGGAATAATGCTCCTCGAGGACGCTGAGGGCGCACAATTGGACGAAATCAGGATCCGTGAGGTCTCCGAACTTCAAATCGGTCATAATAAACATTCCCTTTTTCGTAAGATCATAAAAAACAAGGCGAAACCCGGCGTTTCACGTGAAAAGTCGAGCTCCGCCGGCGGTTCAGTTTCGCCTATTGTATGACGAAATGACGTCAATAACCACTTTCGCGAGCTCGGCCCTCAAATCCAGTATTGCAAGGCATAATTCGAGCTTTGCGCGAAAGAATGTCCCCTCGGTCCCGGAGAGGAGCTCCTCGTCCGATACCTCGATTTCAGTGAGGCCGGTAATCTCTCGTAAAACATGGATCCTTATGAGGTCCTGACCGTCGATCATTACCAATTTCCCCCTATTGTTTCGGCCTCTCCGAAACAGCAAGGACCACAAAGGCCGGTATCTCCGACCGTGGGCGTCGCCTCGCAATTCGAACAGGATGCGGTCCAGTTTTTGCGGAACGCCGCCTCGTTTTCCTTGGCTGGCATAACGAGGGCCCCGGCGTCCGTCTGTTCGACGTTCAACTCATGACCCGGGGCAGGGATCCCCATTAATATATCCTTGATCATTCCGCGACCTTTCTCGGCCAAGTCAGGACGATCGACAGCGAACGAGATGAACTGAGCAAGTGAATCGAGGTCCCTGATCACATCACCGAATATTTCGAGGATCAAGGCGTCTTTCATCTGGCTTTTAGCCAAAATCAAAACATCATCACGGTTATCGGGGTTCTCAAGATGCTCTGCGGGGACAAGTTTTTTGATTCCAAATTCGACCGCGAGATCGAGCTCGACGGATCCGTCTTTGTTCGGTTTTTCTTTCGGTTCTAACGATTTACGGTCAATCATGCTATTCTCCCTATTTGTTCAAATAATGGCAAAGTTGATATTGAGTTCGGGGAAATCCAGATCATTTCGGTCCGCTCGTTCGCTCCATCGGCTAAAGCCCGTTTCGCTTTTACATCCCATCCGGGGAGTAAATCACGATAGAGCTCTGATTCATAGCCGCTGATAATGGTCTTTCCCTCGAGTGTTTTTACGAATTCCAACATTTCGATATGTTGCTCGTCGTTCATCTCAAATTGATAACCGTGAGCGGCCGGCCGCGTCCGCGTCGAGTGAACATAAGGCGGGTCGAGGTAGTTGAGAGTCTGACTCGAATCGTGCTCTCTCAATACTTGCCTGTAGTCCTTATTCTCGACAGTGACGCCCCTCAGACGATCGACGAATAATTTGATTTGTTCCGGGTACGTCCTCCAGTCGTGCGCCGGCGTAGTATAGCTTTTTTTCGATCCGGACCGGAATCCGGTTTTCATTTTTTTAGTGATCCCATCGGATCCGAACCCCATGAACGAGCGGATTATCGTCCGTCGAGCCGCTTCAATTTCGCAATCGGTTTCCTCGTATGACAGCTCGAACTCAGACCTCGCAAAGGGGGTAAGCTCGATTTGTCTCGTCAAAAATTCGGCCTTATCCGGGTCACGTAGAACCCGGAAAACATTGACGATCTGAGAGTCGAGGTCGTTGTATATCTCGGCGTAACATCTCCGTTTTTTCATGAGTATCGAACCGCCTCCCCCGAATGCCTCGACGTATATCCGATGATTCGGGAAATGACTGATTATCCACGACGACAAGCGGAATTTTCCTCCGTGATATCTTAAAACCGCTCGTTTCATCCTCCCATTACCTCTTTTCGGGCCTCGTTAATCCATTCGACGACATCGATCTCGATCTCGAAATCATTATCGATTTGAAGCGGCTGAATAATGTCGAACTTGAATTTTTGGTGAAATGCGTGAGCCGTTTCCTCGTCGAAAAGCTCGAGAATGATCGCTAAGGCCAATTGAGCCGGCCCGGATCCGCCATATCCCCACGAAAAGCCGTCAGGCGAGTGATTCCATATCCTTTGACTTGCGACAGGGAGGAGCTCTTTTCCGTCGATAAATACTTGACGTGTTGCCGCGACGCCTGTGATTTTATGAACATTGGCCGGCGTCTCCTCCTCAAAATCAAATGCCCCCTGATTGTCCGAGGCCTCAGGCTCCCAAAATGCAGCGGAAAGTCCTTTCAAGATATTGTGGACGTCAGTCATTTGATTGATTTCTTTATCCTTGGCGTGTTGACTCATATTCCCCTGATCAACTTTTCGACCGTATACTCGCTCTCTCATGCTGAGCTCCCGGGTGACGCATTTGATTAAATCGGGGAGGGTGTATTCTGCCCCCTCAATGGGCGCCGCGACAAGTTCAACGAAATCCGCGATCGTTTTCAGTGCGGTTAATGCCGACATCTTGTCTCCCCCATGATTGAGGGTATCGCGAACCATTTCGAATAATCCTTTGATTGTGCTGTCCATGCTGTTCTCCCTTATTGATTTCCGTTAAACTGATTGAATAGTTACGTCCGAGGATCCTGACCCGAAAACCTCGTCGGCTAATCTTGCTTGAACAACATCCTTAAACCACCATGTCGGATACTGACCATTGTTCGCGGCCTTGATCTCGTCGATCGTGTCGTTCCATTCGGCGTCATTCTTTGATTTCTTGAGTTTTGCTATAGCTTGTTCCTTTGTCATTTTCTTACCCCTTGAATTGTTTGGTTACTATGTCCCGGATTTCATCCCGGGTATGATTTCCGTTCGGCTTATCCATATTGATTAACTCAGCGAGGCCTCCGGCGATCGGGGTATCTTCTTTGAATTGCTGGACCCAGTCGAAAAATCCGCTCGGCACATCGTAAGGCGTTTCGATCGACTTGATCAGATACCCGGCCCCCCTGAGCTTTGACTCCGTCTCGAGGCGATAGATCAAATAGTCGATATGATCGTGAATCGTCCTCAGTTCGTGATTTTCGGTCAATTGGGTCGCTTTCTTTTCAGCGACCCCGAAAAAGGTCAATCGCTTGACCGTAACGTCTTTAAAGTAGAACGTCGTCGAGGTGATACAGAGAAAGCCGTCCTCGGTCAGGAAACCGAGATCAACATGTTCCGGCCTTACTCTTTTTCTACTGTACTTTGCTTTACTTTGCTTTACGGCATAACTACATGTAATTTCGGGGGTTTCTACATGTAGGACCCCCGGGGAATCAGGGCGCCCGGGTAATGGCCGGCGACGGTTCCGGTATAGGGGAGCCAGCCCATCGACAAACGATTGATACCAAACGACGCGACGATCTTTCCATAGTTCGGGATCGACTTTGTTCAATGCGACGAGGAGATCGACAAGAGCGATCAGGACCTCCTCGGTCACTCGACAATAAGCCGAGGCGTATATCAGGTCCTCCCCGTCCTTGAGGCTTAGATAATGCCCGTCGGACTTGCAAAGCATCTCGAGGAGGCGATAAAACGCCGTGTATCCGTCGTTCCCCCATTTCTCGAGTATTATGAATAACGTCTTACCGTGTTCGGCCTGATGAGGGAAATATTCGGCCGTGTCCTTTTTTGATCTCATGCGGCCCCCGCCTGTTTAATCTGTTTCCATTCCTTGAACGAGGCAATCTCCCGGTATAAGTGGATCCTGATCTCGGTTCTCGGCTTATGTGAATAATATAGTTTTGTTCGGTTGTCAACGATCCGGGAGTCGTCGGTCCATATATGGCCGGACAGGGCGTCCCAAATCGCTTTTTCAATGTTGTCCGAGTCCGGTTTCTTAATCGGCCGGAGGTATCCCTCGGCCTTAGCCTCTTTTTTCCACTGGGGATCCGACGAGGGGATACTCATATAGGCCGTAATCTCGATCATGATCGGCCCATCGTGGAGCGTTTTCCGTTGCGGGGTGCAAAGGCGTATTAATTTCGTGTTGGACTTGTTCCGATCGGACGGATGAGACCGGATAAACTTTCGGATGAAAGCTACGAACGTCGAGGGGTTTCGATCCGGTCTTTGAGCGTAAAACGATGCGAGGAACGCTTTCCCGTTGAAAAAATGCCTGTGGCGTTCCTTGGTCGGCGGTTCTCCCTGAACCGTAAAGGAAATGACTGTCGCCATGACTTACTCCTGTTTGATGAATGATTTCCGTATACCAAAAGTCGCCGCGAAACCGATGAGGAGGCTCTCCTCGATCATGGCGGCATTGAGGGCAAATTCTCGGATTCGCTTTTCTGCCCTTAAGCGAATATTCGTAATCTACTCCCATATTGTGAAAAAGCAAGCTAACCGACCAATTAATATCGCGTGAGTTGACGATTCTCATTAAACCGCAATTGCCGGAGACTAGTCCGGCCGCTTTCCTTGCGAGATATTTATCGTCGTAATAGCTCGTCCTGTGCTGATACATCCGTTGTTGAATATCCCCGGAGGATCCGATATAATGCTGAACCCTCCGCTCCATTTTTCCACTTTCGGATATATAGGGGAGCCAAAAATGAATGAGGTAGACTCCCCGCATATTACCCCCTCCCGAACTTCGCACTCGCGGCCGCCGGCGAGAACTTGAATCGATTCTCCGGGTCACTGCCCTTTTGCATGATGATCGGATAAGTCCGTTTCCTCGTATCCCATCCGATCAACGTAAAACCGGATGTTGAGGTCTGACCGAGCCAGTCGGGACTCATCTCATAATATTCGCAGTTGTTGAGGTACGCGTCCTTTAATTTCCGGTCCGGATCCACATTTCTATCGATAAAGGTCAGGCGCCCGGGGGTGAATTCTCCCGTTTTTTCGTCATAAGTGCCGGCGGAGGCCTGACGAATGTTCAGATTATGCTTTGCGGCGATTAGATCCATCATCTCGCGAAAGTCTCGAGCCAGCAATTCGGCGAATTGTTGAGTCATCCTCGATTCCATGATTTTCTCCCTGATTGAATGTTCCTTAGTTTTGCGACAAGGCCCTCGGCAAAGGCCCTGTGAGACGGAGCGACGAACGCGATCGGCGTCGCATTCTCCCGGCCCCGGCTGTCTCTCGTTATCTGTTTCACAATTAGCGTATCTGTGAGCTCAAAACGGATCGTTCCGCCTTTACCCTCTTCGTTGTCGACTTCATCGACAAACAAGGGGGGATCGTAAGTCCCCTCTTGAATGACGTATTCGGTAATAGGAAAGGAAGATTCGCGGCGACGCGATCCCATTAGAAACCCTCCGGCTGATCAGGTTCGTGAGGGGGTAACTCCTCGTCGTCGAGGCCGTCTCCGGGACCGAGGGTGTCAGGGCCGGATTCAGGGCTGTCGTCGTCGCTTTCCTTGTCCGGCGTATCCTCCCCCGTGTCAGGGCTGTCGCCGCTCTCAGGCGATTTTTCGCCCTCTTCCGGTCCGTTCAGGAGCTCGTCGATCGTTTCATTCCATTCGAAATCAAATTGATATTGCTGAGCGGCCGCGATCTCGTTCGACTTCATAGGCCGGCGGTCGACCTCCTGTCCGCTTTCCTTGCTGATGAAAATAACGTGATTTGATACGAGGTCATAAACGCGGGTGCATTCGAGCTCGCGTTCCTCGACTCCAAACTGAACGACACGCGAGTGATAAAACAGTTTGTTTCTCTGTTCTTCGATCTGTGCTTTAAATTTTGCCATAGCCTCGCGTTTCCGATCCTCGAGGTTTTGGATCTCCTGTAAAAATTCAGTGAGCAATTTCCCGCGACTGAGGAGCTCCTCCTCGGTCAGTTTGACGTCGCAAGTATGATTAATGACCGTTGCGTCCTTCATCGGTTCCGGCGTTTTTTGATCTTTTTTTGTCATTTTGAGAATCTCCTGTTTTTCAGCTACTATATATTGTTTGATCCATTAAGGCGGGGATCAGCCAGTCCTCGCGAACTGGCGTCACCCCTATCCCGGGGAGGGAGGTCAAGGGGGAGGAGGGTTCGGTGAACTCCCTCGCTCCCCGTCGCTCGAGCGGCTACTTATCAGCGGCCTTTAGAGCGGTCATCCAAAAGTGGAGCTTTTCCTCTGTGTGAGCTTCCTCAGGACCCGAGGACCACGTCTCGAAATCTTCGACTTGTTTCGCTTTCAGACTCGACTTGACTTTCTCGAACAACTTGACCGCGTCTCCGATATCAACGATATCAGCGGAACCCTCAGCGGCGGCCGTGTCGTCGTCCTGAACCTCAAACTCCTCGACAATAGTGACCTGACTCATGTCAATATCGCCCGGATCCGTCAGGAACGCCTCAGGCGTCGTGATCGTGTTTTCCATGGACAAAGCGGTCTTGTATTCAACGCTCATCGGGAGGTAAGCCTCGAGGCGCCTGATCGCAGTCTTGCGGACCATTGCCTCATAATCGTCGACCCATGGGCCCCGGTCTTTCGCCTTGGATCGTTCGCGATACTTGGCGACATCTTCCATCGACATGACGATGAAGTTATAACCGCCGTTCGTGTATTTGGCGACTGAGTAAACATAAAGAGGATTTCCTCGGTTCGTCACGGCCGGCTTATGGACGAGGTCAGGATTCAGGCCGAGCTCATACCGGAACTCGTCGTTCTCGTATACCATTTCCGCGTAAATCGTGGAGAGGTCCCCGGAGCGTCTCGCGAGATTAATGATCCCCTTGTACCCCCTGATGAATTGCGCCTCTTTCTGTTTGGTCCGCTTATTGTAGAACGGGACGAGGTAAGCCTGACCGAGCGTCGGGTTCAAGTCGAGGCCGAGCATTGAAGAGGTAAGAACGCCGCCGATAATCGAGAGCTGAGAACATTCGGCGAGGCCCGGGTTCTGACGGAGGAGAGTCGTCACGATCTGAATCATTTTCTCCGGGGTCAAGTGTTTCGGGAGGACGTTCGCGATCATGGGGAGATATTGATTCATAATATCTTTGATTCCCTCGGCCGCCAGTCCTTGAAACGTGGCGACGCCTTTCTCGTTACGCTTTGCGAGCTTCATCGCGGCCGCTGCCTTATCCTTGGTTTTTTTGGCGATGTCATTTCCGTTTGTTGTCATGATTTTGACTCCTAAATATTAAAAGTGAGAATTCTATCCTTAATTGATCTCTATTTATCAAATGGCCTGATTACTTCTTGATATTGAACCGACGGGATCCGGCCGAAAATTTCGAATACTCCTCATAAATCTCCGGCTTTTCTTTCTTCAATCGACTCGAATCAACTCGCCGCGAATCCTTTGATTTCTTCCAAGTTGCAAGCGCCTTTCCATCGACGACGATTTTCTCGGCGTCTCCCATCTCATCTTGAATTGTCAATACATGTTTCGTCTTTTGTTCGACGAGTTGAGCGATCGACTTATCGAGCCTTATGATATGGCCGTAAGCCTGTTGCGAGGCCTGTGACGCCTCGACGACTTTCCCGTCGACATGGCTCGGGTGTTGCTGGAGGACATCCTCGGTCCTGATTGCCGGCGGCGGGATCCGCTTGAGGACGTGATCGTTCCAAAAGGTCGAGGTCGCCTCGAGGATCATTTTCTCAAACTCGAGATCGCGTTCAAATTCGAAAACCTTGAAATCGCGACCGTCCGTCAGGAGTGCAATTTCCCCCCATTGACAGCCGGAGCACATCATTTGTAAGACGAGTTGAGCATAATACGACGACGGGATCCCCTGATCCCAATTTCGGGCCGCATTACCCGAGGCGGTTTTCATCTCGAGGACGCCGGCGGTCGCTCGTCCGGTCCCGACGATCTTGCGATCCAGATTGACCCGGAGATAATCATAATCGGGGTGAATGATTTGCTGATTCACTCGCTGAACCTTGTGAGCGGTCTCCATGGTGTACCGTTCAGCGACAGCGGGTTCGAGGACGAGGCCCATTATCATAGCCTCATTCATGGGTTTGATTTCCGGGCTTTCGGCGATCTTCTCATAGTAGACTGAGAGGGGGGATCCATATTTCGACAGGCCGAGAATTTTCCCGATATCGGATCCTCCGATTCCCTTCTGACGGTCCAAGTGCCATTGCAGCGGCTTTTCATACTTTGAATAATCCATTACTTTCTCCCTTTTGCTTTGTTGAGTTGTCTCGCGACTGAGGCGAGTCCGTTGATTGCCTTGGCCGCTTCTTTCATCGCGAGATCGTTCGCAATAATGAAACGGCAAATAGTTAGTAAAACCTTGCGGATAAAAGTCGGGATTTTGTCTCCGACTATTGCGGCCGCTCTGATCACTAAATCGAGTTCGTGAGCGTTCAGATTGACGACCTGACGTTTGTCCCGTATGGACGCCGGATCCTTGTTTTTTCGCCCGGCATTCCTGCGGGATCCTCCATGTTTCATGGGATCCTCCCGTGGTGATGGTGGTGGATAGAATGATTAGGGTTGACAATATCTGAAAGGGGGTATATATTAAAGTCGTTGCCATAAATGCTCTACCTTTTGAATGAATTGTAAGCGGCCGGACTGCCCTCCGGCCGTTTGCTTTTTGTTAAATCAGTAAACCTCTTTAATCTTCCTGCATACAAATTTCAATTCTAAAGCTATATCATTTATTTTTTCTGCAGCATCCTTAGCGGATTTGCAATCGACCAAGATGGAATAAATCAATTTCCACCGCGGATCGTCATCACTGAGGTCTCCTCCTGCAGCTCGACGGGTGAATTCTTTGGTCTGTGAGATTAGATCGTGACGAGGAAAAATGAGGTTCTTATCCATGATACTCTCCTTTGAATGAATGTGTTTTTACTTCTGCCCTATCTGAATATACGGAACAAATCCCCCAAAATGTGACATTTTTTCAAGTTTTTCTATTTTTACCCCCTCAAACCCTTGTTTTCGTACTAAATTAGCCGACCCTCCCGAAAGATGGGGCCCAAAATGACTAATTACTGACGATTCCGACTCACCGGCCGGACGCCAGGACAACAAAAATCAGGGAGATTGAAATGAAAAAGGGAATGAGGCCGAGAGAGTTTATCCCGCTGGCTCTACTCCTCGGCGTGTTCATCTACACAGCGTTTTTTACCGGGCAATTCACTTACGGGCAGTTCAGCCAGGTCGACGAGGCTTATCGGCTTCTTTGGTCTTTTGGTCTGGCGGGACTCCTGACGGCGACCTATGCGTTTATGGGATGGGTCCGCGATGAATACCCGGAGTTCAAGGTCGCGACTAAAGTCGTCATGCTCGGGATTACTTTTCTCGGCGTGATGGGGGCGACGTCTTATCTACAGCAAACGGTCCAAGAGAACGTGAACGACTCCGGGGAGGCGACTGAGGTCGACCGAGCGATCGCCCGGGAGGACTCCCTCTCCGATGCTTGGAAAGACGCGGCAGCGGTAAACGAGGAGGGCCGATACTGGGCTCTCGTTCGGAGTGCCGCTCACTCGAAAAAGGCCGACTCCCTCCGTCTCGAGCGGAAGGACTTGAACATAACGGGGGCAGGGGCCGAGAACGCTCTGTATATGCAAATGGCGAAGTGGTTCGACTATGATCTGATGACGATCAGCCTCGTCAGGAATGCGCTTTTCTCCGTCCTGCTTGACTATGTTTTCGCTCTGCTTATGCGGATTTGGCTCAGAATGAGGAGAGATCGACTCGGGGGATCCCGGAGGGTCCGCAAGAAAAAACCGAAGATACTCAGTCGCTTCGGCGGCCGTCGTAAATCCTCCCCTCCCCCGAAAGGGAGTATTGTCCCGGGAAATCCGATCCAGTCCGAGAACGTCAAGATAAGGATCCAAAAGCTCCGGGAGTTTCTCGCTAATTTTGACGGTGAACCGTCCATGAAAGAAATGATGAGTCACCTAAAAGTGAGCGAAAATACGGTCAGAAAATACCTCAAAATTATCTCAGATGGGGGGTCGGGCTGAGCTCAATCCGGCCCTCAGTCTGAGGGTCAATCTGAGGCCGGATCTGAGGCCTCAAGCTCCTCAAACCCCACGGGTTTGAGCTCAAACCCGGGGAAATTGAGTTCTCAGCCTTGGGTCATTTTTGCGCTATCAATGGGGGTCAGTTTGTTGGTTTTTTTGACCTCAATTTTCTCCAACAGGGAAGAGATAGCGAGTCCCGCATTTTGGGAGGAGGATCCGGTTTCCGGTTTGCTCTTACAGGCGATGTTTTCAATCGCGATCGGGATCGTTGTCGGAGCGATCGAGGTCATCACTGAAAACTGGGAAAATGCCGGCGAACGTCCGGAGAACGCAAATCAGGAGGATTAGAAATGTCTGTTTACATCGGCCCGGGAAGGATCTCGGGAGGGAAAACCGTCCATGAATTTTCCGGGAAGGATATCGACGAGCTCCGGGAGTATCTCCGGGAGGCCGGGATCAAGTTGACCCGGATCAGAAAGAAGGGGGGAGTACCGCTCGCAATGATCACATCAGTAGAGGCGAAAATCCTCAAAAGGCTCGGCGCCAAAACGATGACCCGGGAGATTGCCGAGAGTATTAATCGGTTCTGGACGAACCTCGCCAAGGCGAAAAAGGCGACCGAAAAACCGAAACGCCGGCAGAGCACAAAAGCAAAGAAGAAAACGCCAGGTCGACGCAAATCCGAGGCGAAAAAGGTCCTCGAAAAAGGGGAGATAATCAACCGCGTCGCAATGGTCATTACGATACTACTAATTTCAAAGGTCGTGAACAGTGCGATCGCCCTCGTATGGCGAGCGTTCAAAAAATGGTGGATTACTTATGGCGGATTCTAAAAAGGAATATTCAGCCGAGGCTCAAATCGGACTCGGTTTGTCAAATCGCATAATCTCGGCCAAAATGCAAGTAATGGGTTATATGTCGCCGGACTTCCTGATCATTGATCGGGATGCGTTCAAATACCTTGCGACCTATCTCGAGGAGCTCGAGGGATTCGTCTCGAGTCAGTTTCTCGGTATGACGTTCGTAATAGTCGAGGGGGCAAACTATGAATTCGGGTTCGGGAGTAAGCCTTGACCTGTGGTCAACACGCCCGATACAATGTCAAGCTTGAGGGGAATCGCTGGACAAGATGCTGTAACAATCATACGGCCGCATGGAGAGTTATCGCGAAAATGTTCGGGCTCTCGATCCGGGTTTCACCTATACCAAATAACGAAGTTTTTATTTGCAAATTGCCAATATTGAAAGATGAGGGAACGACATGACAAAGCAGAAAACACAAATTGAAACGCCGATCGTCCCGGAAGGATGGAATCTCGGCGATGACTGGACTCTCGATATTGAGGATCCGGGATGGAAGTTTCTCCGGGACAGTTTGGACAAATCCGGGGAGGGGTTGACGATGGAGATCACGGTCGACGTTTTCCACAACGGCCAAAAGGTCGGAACTCTTAAACGGACCGTCAGTCCTGATAAAATCGATGAAGAATCAGAATAAATACAATTGCCCCCTGACGCAATGGCAGGGGGCAATCTGAGGAGCTTTCGGTATGGCGACGGAAATCTACTGTTGACCTTCCTCCAGTTCTGACAGGCGAATCTCGAGTTTACGCCTGATGTCAAATTCCTCTTTTAGCGACCTTTGCAGATCCCGAACCTTTTTTGTTAGCTTGTCGATCGTCTCATTTGCCGTATCGAGTCGCTTTTTCATGTCCTTGACTGCGCTCTCATAGAGTTGATTGAGCTCCTCGTATTTGTGAGTGATCGCTTCAAAGTCGTCGCGAGTTGCGGATCCTTTTTTCGCCGCATATTGAAAGTAACCCTGAACCACATTTCCCAGTAATGCCAGAATAGCCAGTATGATCGCGGCTCCGTCCATGATTTAAAGCCTCCTGATTAATACAGTAGTTGAACAAGAGCAACGGAAACCGGATCCGGCGCATAATATACTATTTGAGATATCAATTTTTGATACATGACGTCGAGAGGGTCCGGGGCCGTGTAGAGGATCAGGAGGACCTCGGCGACTGATCCGATCGCATTCCCGATAAGGTCTTGCAATCGATCTTTTTTGTCAGTGTTGCCAGCCCATCGGATTTGATACTCCTCATAGAGCCAGCCGAGGCCGTTGACGCCGACCAAGGAAACGAGGATCGCCAAGGGTTCGGACATGGTCCCCTCGAGGGCGATAAAAGCGATCTGAGTCAGGAACGCCGCGATTAACATGTGATAGGGGAATCCCCAATTTTCTTTAGTTAGCTGCCTTAAATAAGCTCTCATACTTTCCTCCGTTAAAATGTTCCGTTTAGAACTGCGTAGTTGTGAGCCGCGATCGTTGCGCTCGCGTCACCCGGGAATCGAGAGGATCCGATCGCATAAAGATACGCTCGACTTATGATCGACGTGTCTTGGACTGGGTTCTGAACTGATGCGCCCGAATTGCGATTGAAAAAGAAAGCCCGGCGAGCGAACGAGGTCCCCCCGTGAATATTGGTTATTCCGACGGGAGGGGATCCTGATCCGTCCTCTATACCATTATAACCGACAACGACCTCATTTCCTTGTCGAAAATAAGCGAATATCTGTCCGGTAAACGGATTCCCGAGATTTGTCGATCCATTTACCGTTATCGAGTCCGCTCCATCTTGCAAATACAGGTAAACGCGATTGCTCGAGTCGATTCCGAATTCCAGTTTCGCCCCGAATGTATCGTGAGGTACGCCGTATAACATCGCCGCATTTGAGGCGAGACGCTCCATCTCATAGACCCATAGCTCTATATAAAAATCGTTGCCTGAGGAGGCGGTATATCGTTCGTGGAGCGGGTTCGTATTTGTATTTCCGAATCTCCTCGCCGGAGAGTTTCCCCCTGTCCCGTTCGGGGTAATGCCGGAACTCAGGCCTCCGCCGTTGTTGACCCAGTCATACGAGCTCGACCTCGCGAGTTCAGTTGTCGAGCCAGAGTCCCCCGGGGTACCGGCTGTTTCGCTCGCTGGATAATCAGGGAAAAACGTCGAGGAGCCCGCGACGGCCGCTCGTCCGAAATTGATATAGACGAGAGTATCGCCCTGACTCTCATCCGGGAGAAAAACGCCGTCAGGACCGAGGAGCCTCCTGATTTCGACGCCAGTGAATACGACCTCCCGTTGTGAGTATCGTTTTGATAATACCTTGAACATCGCCGACGAATACGGTATCCCAAAACACTTGTATGAAAGCGGCCACCGCGTCGACAGTCGAATAATATCGCCGAGCTCGACGAGATGGGCCTCGGGATGAATGACAGGTAACTCGACATGTATTTTCGGCTCTCCGAAATGCCCAGTCGTCCCCGCTGCCGATCGTGACTGGGAAAC